TAGCCACACGAAAAAGAGCATATAGCGTATACGTTATATCAGAACGACAGTTCCTGTTACGGACGGTTCTATTTTTCTGCGTTTCCTGACTCGAATTAAAATTGTCTTTTGTCCTGACTCGACTTTAAATTGTCATTTGTCCTGACTCGACGTAAAATTGTCAATCCATTTTTATTTTAATCCAAATCACTCTCTTTTTATTTTATATTTTGTCAGTGTTTTGTTTTATTTTGATTTACATCTGTTTTTCTGTATCTATGTAAATGGCTGGTTTTGCAAAGTCTTTGGCGGCTGCATCCGGAGCCCCTTCTTTGGTGGCTGATGTACGTGAAATTTTGCCAGAGGTTCGGTCACTTGTGTCTGAGCTTCGTGCAACTACTATTACAGTTGCAGATGCAAGTGCAAAATCAGCAGTCGATGTATCAGAAACATTGAATGCTATTCGTGACCAAATAGAACGTTTGGCCACACCAGCTGCAAGAGCTGCTGAGAACTTAACCGCTGGATCGGCAAAAGTAGATGAGATCCTCGGTTTTGTAAAGTCTCTTTTGGAAGAAAAGACCTTGTCTCAGAGAATAGTAACCAATGCAACAAAACATATTATCGGCATCAGTGCATCTGTTGTGTCTTTGATGAATGCTAAATCTTGTGGTGATGTTCTTGCCTCCTCTGTGTCTATCATGTCAATGTTGGGTATGGAGTCTGAACTTGCTCTCAAAATAATTTCACGGTTTGCGTCCAGTGGTGATGAGGAAGCCGTTGAAATTGAGCAGCAAGGTGTTGATTTTGCTAAAATTGGAGAACTACTTACATGTTTGACTGGTTTGGCTGGAAAAGATTCTTTTGTTCCGTCCTGTGTTTTGTCTTGGATTAAAAGTGCTTCATCTGCTGTTGCAAATGCTAATGCTTTGAAGAAAATGTGGGCAATTATTGAAGATATCCTTGCAGAGATGGGGTTTGATGTGACTGAAAGGTTACGCAATCTTCGTATTCTCAAGGATAAATTTGAGGCTGTCCGCAAAGATGCAGAAGAAATTGAGGCTCGCTTCAATATTTCTGCAGCTGATTTCCTTAAAGCAACTCATGCAGCTTCATTTCAGCGTCATTATGATGCTGTAATGGAGTTGGAGAAAGTCATCATGTCTAAAAGTATTAGTGATCAACTGTCTCGTGCTACCATCAATTCTGTTATGGGCCTAGTCACACAAGTCAAAGCCCAAAAGCAGAAACTTGTTGTTCTACAAGCTTCATGTTCTGTTCGTCCCTGTCCTGTTGGTGTTGCCTTGATTGGTCCTTCATCCATTGGTAAGAGTGCTTTACAAAATCATCTTGTTAAACTTGTTCAACAAAATCTTGTTCATTACTCTCGTATTTCACCAGATGCTGCTTTTGCTGAGGATGCTGCTACATGGGTCTCTTGGTGTCAGAATCCTGCTGATGCTTATGATCAGGGTTATGCCAATCAGGAGATTCATTTAGTTGATGATGCTTTTCAAAATGCAGATGATGCTGATCATTTAGGTTTCATTCAGAAAATTTCTACAACCCCAGCTCTGACCTACCAGGCTTCTCTTACTGATAAGGGAATGCCTTATAGGTCCCGTTTGGTGATGGTTTCCTGTAATGTGTTTCCACAGACATCAAAAACGCTCACAACTCCTGCTGCTTTGTCCAATCGTTTTCCTGTAAAGGTTGAATGTCAATTAGCAACTGATGCTAATGGTGTGCGTGTTCCTCCTCCTGGCCGTGATGCTCAAAATTTTGATCCTTCTTTTTCTTGGCTTCAATTAACAATGAATGGTACTCCAATTACAGTTTTACAGTTGGCAGCTACAATTGCTTCAAAATTGGTCTCAGCAGATGTTTTGTATCATAGAACAATTGCTGCACAACAAAATCATCAAGTTCCACCTCCAAGGCCTCCTAGACCAAATTTTGATAATAATAGAAACAATAGACCTCCTCCAAATTTTGTTATTCCACCCCCTGGCTATGTTCCTCCTCCTGTCAATCCAGATCCTTTGAATCTTTTTGAAAATGAAGAAGATAATGTTAGTGTTGCCAGTGATGATGATACAAATTCCCTTAGAGAAGATGTTGTCACTGTAGAAGATTTAGGCCCTGAAGATGATATCCCTGAAATCAATCAACAATCATGGTTGGGGACTACAAAATGTGGTATTCCTTTCAAACAATTGTACATTCATTCAACTCGTTTATTTGAAGTTAAAGGTGTTCATCAAAAGGTTTCACAAGTTTCTGATGTTACTGATGAGTTTGTTGATGCTGTTGAAGATTTGTCTGTTCCTGGTGTTCTTAATCCTGTCTGTTTTGAATTTTCTGAGCAAATGTTTGCAACACATTGTAGTGCTGCTCGCATTGCTTATGTCAATTTGTCTGATATCATGTCTCATCCTCAGTTTGATTCATTTCGTTATCTTAGAGTTCATTGTAAAGAAGGTGTTTTCCCAATGACTGATTTCTTGGCAAAGATGCCTGAATATAGACAACCTCATTTGTTTTACTCTATTGTCCATTCTTTTTCTGTTGTTCATGAAAAGTTTCGTCATGCTGTTGAACATGCATTGAGTGTGTCTGTCAACTGTTGTGAAGATCAAGGTTTATTTCAACATCATATTTCATGTTGGACTGTGGTTGATGGACTATCAAAGGTTACTGACAATGCCTTTGATTGGTACAAAAACCAGACAATCATGTCTTGGATTAACTTGAAAGTTAAATTTCGTCAGTGGATGTCTTGGTCTATTGTGTACAGTTCAAATTCTTGGATTTTCTTCAAGCTTGGTCCTGTTATTGTTTCACCTGTTGCTCGTATTGTGTTGAGTGTTGCTAAACTGTTTGGTGCATCATCAGATACTCAAGAACTGATCAGTTTGTGTTTTGATATGATCAGTGGATATGTCACTAGTGCTGTTTTGACTGGTGCATTGGCTTTGTTGTTGTTTGCTTTGTCTCGTTCATACTATCGGTTAAAACTGATGGTTGCTGGATTTTCATGGTCTGATGTTGATATTGTCTTTTCAAATTTTACAGCAGAGGAAGTCAGAGAGTATCGTTCAACTGATACTGGAAGATTTGATCTGTTGCGTCCTCCTCCAAATTTGTCTCATCGTACTGTTGTCCATCATAATGGTGTTGCATGTCTCTGTGGATTGCCTATGTGGGATTTCCGCGATGGTAAATGGATTACTGTTCGTTCTGTTAAGGAAATCACATGCTTGCAAACCATTGAGGCTGATCAAAGTGAAGTTGTGACTGATCTTGTTATAGAGAAAATGTCACTTGCTGCTGAATCAACTGCTGATTTGAATGAATGTGTACAAACAAGAAAAATTATTCTGCCTGCTCATGTTGTGTGTGAATCATCATCTGATCAAGTTAAAACTAGAGAAAAGAAAAGTCTTCCAAAGAATGTAGTGTTAGAAACATCTGGTGATCAAAAAGTTAGAAAAGAAAATAAACTCCTTCCAAAAGCTGTAGTGTTAGAAACTTCATCTGATCAAAATGTTAGAAAAGATCAGCGTGTTCTCCCAAAGAATGTTATTTTGGAATCCTCATCAGATCAGATAGTCAGACAATCAAAAAGAAAATTGCCAGCTAATGTTACTTTAGAAGCTCTTGAACATCATATCCCCCGTTTTGATGAAATTGAAATGTTGTCTAATTCTACTGTACCAGCAGGTTCTGAAAAATTTGTTGCAACTCCATCTTTAAAACATTTTATTCAAAATGCTGATGCTGTGAATCCTGTTAAAATTGTTGCTGAAGGTCGTTTTTCACCAACTGCTAAATTGCAAACTTCAGAATCATCTGCTCGTTGTAAAGAAGCCATTCAAGAATATTTGTCCCTCCATTCCCGTCGTCAACACACCATTCCATCTCCTCCTAATACCAAAGCTGTTGTGTTTTCAGATACTATGGATCCTATTGACATTGCTACTGAAGCTTGTATTGATTCAAACACTGTTGATGTCATGAGGAAGATACAAACTGGAAATACTGTTTTTGTTAAAAATGTTGATTCAAAAGCTGCCTGTCATGCTATCATTTCTGGTACTCTCATGTTGTTTCCTTGTCACTTAGCAAAGAAAGGTGATGAGATTGAAGTGTATGATAAATCAGTTTCCCAAAAAGGATCAAAGCATATGTTTAATGTTTTTGTTTCTGCATCTGTTCCTGATTGGGATTTGGCCTGTGCTCGTGTTCCTGATGTTCATAAAAGAAAGAATATTGATCATTTGTTTGTTTCTGACAATCAATTTTTCTCATCACTTACTAGGACATATTTGCAATATTATCCCCAGTCTCAAATTTATTCTGTTGTTGCTGGAAGTTTTCGTGAATCTGTCCCTGTCCGTTTGAATGGAAAGGTCATGAACTATCATGATGTTATTGTTGTAAATGGATTCGAAACATCTGGAGTTTTGAGTCGTGCTGGTGACTGTGGTGGGCTGTTGGGTTATCTTAACCCAACTGCTCCCCGCAAGTTGTGTGGTATGCACATTTCTGGTGCTGCCAATGGGTCATCTGCTTTCATTACAATTTTGACACAAGATAGAATTGATTTCTTCCGTTCTGGGACTGGTGAACTTGTTATTAAAAATCAGTCTATGTGTGATATTCCTGTTTGTGATGTTGTTCAACAATCAATGGATCATGTTCTTGAGGGTGTCTCTTTTGCTCCTGTTTCTGAGTTAAATTATAATTTAAATTTTCTGTTACCTCAAGAGGAGTGGGAAGCACAACATTTTGCTGGGGGCTCTCTGCGATATGTTGGTGATCTTGTTTTGACTGCAAAACCAGTTGGTGAAGAAACTGAACTTAGAGAAACACCATTTGGAATGCCATTTCCTGCCATTAAGAAATTTCCTTCTGTTTTGACTGAAAATGATTGTAGATTGAAAGATACTTCTGTTTTAAAGACTGATTGTTTTGATTTTCCATCTATTCTTATTACTCAAATTTCAAAATATTCTGGACCTGCTGTTGATGTTGATTGTGATCTTTTATCATCTATGGTTGACCAACTTGTTGATCATTATTCTTTAATTCTGAAAGATGCTCCATTAGGTTGTTCTGAAGATCATCTTGAAAATGTTTGGTTGTCTTTAAATGGTGATTCTGAGGATGTTGATTTTAAACCTTTAGCTTTCAAAGCTTCAACTGGAATTCCTTGGACTGATCTTGGTGCCTCTAAGAAAATTCAATTATTGAAACCTGTTTCAATAACAAGGTCTGGTCAAAAAGTTGATGGTTATTGGTTTGATGATCAAAATCCTTTGTCATGTTTGTTGTATGATGTTTTTAATCATAAATTGTCTTGTGCTATTAAAGGTCAGAGGACTCATTCCATTTGGAAGGACTGTTTAAAAGATGAACTTCGATCCACAGAAAAGATCGAACAAGGAAAGACTCGTGCTTTCACTTCTGCACCTTTTGAATCTGTTCTTTTGATGAGATATCTTTTTGGCCGTTTTAAAACATATCATATGAAATCATTGTTTTCTTTAAATCATGCTTTAGGAATTAATCCTCATTCTGCTCAGTGGTCCAAGCTGTGTTCTTTGTTACAACAGAAAGGTAGCAAGGTTGTTGATGGTGATTTTTCATCATTTGATGGTTCCATCCCTCGTCAATTTATGTTAGCTGCTGGTGATGTTATCATTAGGACTATTGAGGAAGTTTCTCACGATGGACTGGAATTAGCCCGTCGTACCATGTGGTCTGAAATTGTAGATACATTGCAAGTTTCATGGTCAACTCTTTACTTAAAAGATCATGGAAATAATTCTGGTCAACCATTGACTACTCCAACTAATTGTATTGTTGTTTTTCTTCTTTTGTGGTATGCTTTTTGTAAGACAACTGGAAAAACTTCATTGGCTGAATTTTTAAAGTATGTGTTTGTTGTCACATTTGGTGATGACAATGTTTCTAATGTTTCTGATGAAATTGCTCATGTTTTTCATCCAAAAGTTATTCAATCACAATTGTCATTATTGGGTATGGGATTTACAACTGCCGCTAAATCTGGTGATTTGGCTTGGCAGTCCATTGAAGAAGTTTCATTTTTAAAACGAAAATTTGTTCCTGTATCTCCTAGTTATGTTAAGGCTCCCATTGAAAAGGAATCTATTCTTCAATGTTTTAATTTCTCTCTTTTGTCTGCAGAGGATGTGCAGGGCTGGAAGACTGTCATTCATGAACAACTTTTAGAAGCTGCACTTCACAGTCAGAGGTTCTTTACCTCTACCCGTGAAGCACTGAGAAAATCAGTAAAACAGCTAAGGGATCGTCAACTGAGAGAATCCCTTCATGTCACATTACTCTTCTCTTATGAAGATGCATGTGCCATCCTAAAAGCACGTCAAGGAAGTGTCCTGCCTTTGTAAATAACGAAAATAGAATACAGTGTATACTTATTTAACGACAGTTCCTGTTACGGACGGTTAAATACAAAGAATTCCTTATTTTTCTTAACATTTTTACTTGTTAAACTTATATCAAAGATTTTATTCATTATTGTTGATTCCATCGATCACGGTAGATAAGATGCCCTTCACCTTTGAAATGTATAAAACTATGATAGCTACTGGTAATGTACCAGCTTATTTTAGGACTCGTAGTCGTCCTCCACTTGTTAAAACTTCATCATTGTCTAATCAAGAATGTGTTTTAAATCAAGCTATGGATCCAATGTACAATTATGATTCTAATATGCCTAAACCAGAATTTCTTCACCATATTTTACAATTTGTTGATGGTATTCTTCCTGATCTAGCTCCAGGTCAGTATTGTAGATCATGTCATAATACTATTGTTTCTTCTCATCGTGAATTCTCAAATGTCCTTCAAGATTTTGTTGATGAAATTAGGAAGAATCCTAATGTTACTGATCAGGCTGTAGAAGCATCATTTCATCATCTCAAAAAGATGCAGCTTACAGCTAGAAAAGCTTTGTTAATTAGATTAATGTCTGCATTATGTAATTGTCATTGTTATCCTGATTTGAACATAATTTATTCTGATGGTAAGGATGTTACTATCACTGTAGATCAAATGTATGCTGATCATCATGGCCAGTTTTTGTCCAGTAGACCAATTTCTTTTCGTCATTTCGTCCAAACTGGTCTTGATGACTATTATGTCCAGGCAACTGGAGATGTAGTTGATGGTCCTTTTGGTAACAGAATCACTAGAGCACCCCCATTGATTATAGATGCTTGGAGATCTTCCAAAGTTAACCTATTTCCATGGGTCGAATCCGATGAATATGGATTTGATGTGCCTGATGCTGTTGAAATTGTTCAACAATCTGGGGAATTACCGGTTTATGGTGAATGTGAAATTTCTGATGATGTTTTTGAATGTGAGGATGCAGATAGTGATGAAGATTTTTATATTGTTTTGTCTGATGGTAGAAAAGTTGGTCTGGAAGAATTTAAGGCTTGGGAAAAGAGTGAAGAATTTTCTTCACTTACTACTGAACCTGATGTTGTTCCAGATACTCAAATTATTGAAGATTCTGTACATGATCAAATTCTCAAACAAACTACCAAAGACATGAAAGATTTAATTAAACTTTTTGTTTCACCTCAATTTGATCCATTTGCTCCAAATATTTCATATCCTGATGTAAATTCTCATGAATGTGAAGATTTTGAAGATGATTTACAAGATAGTCTTGAATGTAATTGTGCTGCTTGTTGTCCTATTGATGTTATTCAACAAGCGGGATCTCCTCTTGTTGCTGATTATGGTAGATCAAAAGCTACTGATACTTCTGCTTCAACTAAAACCATTAAAATATGTAAAACATCTAAAATGACTGTTTGTGATCAACAATATGAAGTTCATCATTTAGGTACAAATGTTCAATATGATACTAATCTTGCTATTGCTCCTTCTACTGGAATGCCATCTGAATTTCCATTTCAAGTTGTTGATACTCTTACATTTGATAATGCTGCTACTGGGACTGATTATATCAGGCTCAGAGTTTCATCTCATACTGCTTTTTCATTGATTTCAAGACTATTTTCTTATTTCTTTTGTAATTTTGTTGTTAAATTGTCTTGTCGTCCATGTTTGGGTGTTGCTGCTCAGTTCAAAATTGGTTTGCTTGATGCAAATACCAAACAAGATACAACACCAACCATTACCCGTGCAGAAATTTTGTCTGGAAACGGACCCGTTTGGAATGTAAATGAAAAATCTGAAATTTATGTCATGGTTCCATGGACAAGAGCTGATTTAATGTTAACTCATGATGATATTATGTCTGTTATAGGTATAACCCCTATTGCTCCAACTGCCGCTGCTACTGGTGTAACAACTAGTATTCAAATTACAGTTGAAGTTGCTCCTATAGATATTAGATATTTTGCAAAGAGGGCTCCTACTCCTCTTGTTAGTGTTAGGAATGTTCCCTTTAATACTAATCTCACATTGGGTCCTGGTACTTTTTATATTTCATCTGCCACTTTGCAAAGTGGTGCTTTACATAGCATTAAAGTTGAAACTGCTAGTGGAACTCTTGTAGGTTATTTAATTTCTGATGAAACTATTTCTTCTGTTATTTTAAATGAAAAGACAACGGTTAAAGTTTCTACTGCAGCTGGTATCATCAATAATAGTGTTATCTTTGTTTCTAATCCTATCACTGATGTTAATGTTCAAGCTACTGAAATTGTACAACAGTCTGGTAAATTTGAGCAAGGTGGCGTTGACGATAACGTAGCTCCTTTTGAGCAATCTCATATTGTCGACAAGAACTTGCCCTTGGGTACTGACCAAGTCAATGTAAGTGCTGAAGAGAAAATTTATGTTCCTATTCTAACAACTTCTGTTACTAATACAGTTACTACTTCTCCTTTTCTTCAAGTTAAAATGTCTCCTAGAAATTTTGGTTTAACTGGAAATACTGGTACATATACTCCATCTCATGCTTCTCTTGAAGCTGAACGTTTTTGTTTTTATGGACCTGCTAATCATTCTTTTGTTACCATTAAATTGACATCTATTGCTAATGCTTATGCTAATGGACGTATTTATGTTGCTGCCATTCCGGCTGGAGTGGCTGTTCCAAATTCAGTTAAGGAAGCAACTCAGTTTCCTGGAGTTTATCATAATTTTCATGGTGGTGAGTCACAAATGTCTGTTCCATGGCTTCATCCATTGCCAGCACTTGCAACATCAAGTGATTTGTTTCCATGTACTCTTGCTTTTTATTTGCTTGAATCATCTTATGCTGCTTCACAAGGCACTCCCCAACTCACTTTATGGGTTAGTGCTGATAATATGAATTATTCTGTGCCACGTGCTCCATTGAATTTTACTGTTCTTGCTTAATTTACAATGTTGTTTGTTATCAGAAATTTTTATTCACTTTATTTTTGGCATTATTCATTTAATGCTTATACTCTTTTATTCTTTAGATTTTGGGTTTATTTAGTTAGACCTAATTATCTTGTTTTATAATAATATAATATTATGTTATATGTTGGCATTATTAAGTTAATGCTTTAATTTTAATTTTATTTGTTTGTGGGTTTATTAATTTAAACCTATAAACTATGTTGTTTATAACAGCTATACTATCCAAAAACTTTTAAAACTATAAATTTATGTTGTCAAGGGATAGTGAATTCTCCTGTTTGCTGTTTGTTTTTGTTGGCTTACTTGATTGTAAGCTTTTAATTTTATTAAATGTACTTTGGCTTTATTAGGTTAAAGCTATTGTAATACCCGCTATAAATTACATTTTTATTTTGTAGTATAGGTTAATATTTTTCTATTATTTTAGTTAGTCTAAATTAATTTTTCCCATCCGTATTAACCTGGGTGGGTTTTTCAACATTTAGGACCTTTTAGAACAATATTATCTAAAATACCGATTTTTAGCTGAAAATTTTTATTATCGTTTTATAGTTATATAGTAAATTTAGCGAATATTAGGTCTTTTAACCTTCTCTTCTCTTCCTTTATTAAGGGTGTTAAGTCCAATAGGGACTTAATGTCATATGAGCGATCCAGGGATTGTGTTCTTCCTTCACTGTAGATCAAGTATATGACTGCTGTGGGTCAGCTACCCACGTTAATTAATAAAAAAAAAAAAAA